GAGCGCGTGGCCAAAGAATGGGACGGTAGAAAGCGAATCGGGAAAATGTTTCAGCATTATCTAGGCGCTGAAGACACCGAACTAATTTCAAAGATCGCTGAAATGTGGCTAGTAGGGGCCGTAGCTAAAGTTTATGATCCTTTCGTTAAGTTTGACTATGTGTTAGATCTCGTAGGTGGTCAGGGTGTCGGTAAAACTTCCCTACTTCAAAAAATTGGCGGGAATTGGTACACCGACGCGGTGACAGACTTTAACAATAAGGATAACTTTGACATTATGTTAAAAAGCCTAATCGTCAATGATGACGAAATGGTGGCTAGTAACCGGATGTCATTCGCTGAAACCAAAGCTTTTATTTCTAAAACTAGCTTACGTTACCGGCGCCCTTATATGTCCAAAACGGAAGAATTTGCCAAAAACTTTATTCTAGCCCGGACCACAAACCAGCGGGAATACTTGAAAGACAAAACCGGTGAACGCCGTTTTCTTCCCGTGCTGGTTGATGGTGCTAAACAGAAAAAACACCCTATGGAAATTGAACAAGTTACAATAGATCAGATTTGGGGCGAAGCTGTACTAACTTATAAAAACGGCTTTGAATTGAAGTTTGACGCAAAAACGGAAGAAGAATTAGAAGAATATCGAAATAAATTTATTTATCTTGATGAAGTTGAAGTACAGGTACTTGATTATTTAGAAATGCCTATTCCTACAAATTGGGAACGAATGACGGCGCAAAGACAGCACCAATACACCGCCTCATGGTTTGACAATTCTTCAGAAATCGAATTTGGGACGGAAGAACTCAAGAGAGTTTCAACCCGTGAGATTATGTACAACTTGTTTATGAAAAATTCAAATGATCGGAAGCTTTCCGCGAAGATTAATTTAATTATTGATCACCTCCCGAATTGGGAGAAAAAAGCTTATAAAGCAAACGGAAAAACTATAAAAGGTTTTGTCAAAATTAAGTAAAATTTTATGACTTTGTGAAAAAAAATTACGGTAACCGATCGGTAACCTACGGTAACTTTCGGTAACTTTTGGGGTGGAGATCGGTAACTTTTTGGGAGATCGGTAACCTTACGGTAACCTTGAAAACCCTTGATATTACTGACTTTATTACTACTAATTATATAAAAGTTACCGAGTTACCGTATTTTTATAAAAAAAGTATAAAAATATTTATAAAAAAATAGAAAGCCTATTATATCAACGTTTGTAAAAAATAAAATAGAAAAAACTTTAAAAGTTTTGAAATTACGGTAACTCGGTAACCGGGAAAATTTCACAAACTTTTTGAAAGGATAAATATGGAAAAAGAAAAGAGTTTTGAGCAAGTAATTTCAGAAATGATGGAAGCAGATTTAATCAATGAGCCGGACCATTACAAGGGTCAAAATGGAATGGAAGTAATTGACGTGATCAAAAATTTTGCACCATGTCCGGAATATGTCGAAGGGTTCTTTTTTGGTAATGTCGTTAAGTATGTTTTGCGACATTCAAAGAAAAATGGCCTGGAAGATTTAAAAAAAGCCCAAGTATATTTAGGCTGGTTGATTGAGGTTTTAGAAAGTGGAAATAGATAAGGAACAGATTAAAAAAGCTATTTCCAATTATGAGGAACAGCTAGCAGATAAAGAACACTTTGAACGGCTACGGCCCCAATTTACGAAAGGGGCAATAGTACACCGGCGAAGTTGGTTGAAATCAAAAATTAAGGAATTAAAGGAGTTATTAGAGGATGGAACTGAATAAAAAAGTAAGTGATTTACTTTTTAATACTAAGAATTGGTTTATTGCCCGCGGTATTGATCAAGGGGATATAGACAAGCAAGGTTTAAAGTTGATTGAAGAAACCGGCGAACTGGTTTCAGGTTATCTCAAAAACAAGGAAGATGTTATTAAGGATTCTATTGGTGATGTCACCGTGGTTGTCGTAGGCTATGCTATGATGGCCGGTGTCAATCCTGAACAAGTGTTTTTTGGAAGTAAAAGTGATTATACCCCCGATTTTGGCGGGGTGACCGCTTGGATTTGGATGATCACAGATAGCGCTTTTCAATCTAAAGTTGCGCAAGATTTAGGGATTGAAAGTTCTTTAAAAACTAATCTTCAAAATATTATTTGTTACCTGGATCTTATTTGTCGAGAATTAGGACATGATTTCGCTGAATGCTTTGAGGGTGCTTATAACGAAATTAAGGACCGAAAAGGGCGCTGGGTTAATGGTTCTTTCGTCAAGGAAGAAGATTTATAAAAAGAGTGAATACGGATGAAATACAGGGAACAGCTTTTACAAGAAATTGAACAAACGGAATCACAGTTAAAGAAGTTGGAGAAAGCGGAACGGTCCAAAATGAGGGAACGGAACCGGTTGAACGTGGAAATACTGAAAATTTTACAGAAGAAACACGAAGCGGAAAATGAATTGAAGAAAAAGCGGGAAATCCTACGGGATTTATCAAGCATGACAATGGTTTTTAAATAATCAAAAAGAAGGGATAAAAAACAATGAATAAACAAAAGCTGATAGAGAAGTATGAGGAAAAAATATGAAACTATTTTTGGCTTCCCAGTCATCCAGCTCAATCAAATTTTGGAAGATCTAAAATAACTGGATGAACCACAGAAAGTCACAATCCCGCAGTTTGTTGCGGATTTAATTGAAGAAGCAAGAACCTATGAGTGGGATTTGGATGATTTATTTGAACATATTTCCGAAGATTCGGGAGACTCAGAAGTTTTTATATGGTTTTACACGCTGGGGAATGTTGACGTTCTCGCTAGAGCATGGCTTGACGGCTACACAGTCGAAGAAAAGCGGTATCTTGTGAAGATTATTGGAATTAAAGATTACTATAGTTACTTAAATTATCGAAAAGAAGAAAATGGTTGGACTGTTGAATCAAAAATGGAAGTTGATACAATCAGAACCAGTCACACCCGCAAAGAACTGGAAGAAGCCGGTTTTGGCTGGGTGTTTGATTGTCCGGGGATTGAGATTGAAGAGGTGGAAGAATGACACCAAAATTTAGAGCGTGGGATAGCGTAAAAAAGAAATTCGTAGAACATTTTTTTATCACAGATAACGGCTTGATTTGCAACATGGAAAGACCAACATCGGGCTACAACTCTCCTATTCCTGTTGAAAAGTCAGAATTGATCCTCATGCAATCAACAGGCCTCAAAGATAAGAATGGCAAGGAGATTTTCGAGGGGGATATAGTCAAAATGGCTAAGGATGTCTATTCTGACCTCACTTACTACGAAATTGTAAGGCATCGAGGAAGAGCATATCGTCTTGAATCTAACCAACACGGTTGCGAATTGTGGTTACGGCATACTAATTGTGAGGTTATCGGCAACATCTGCAAAAATCCGGAATTGTTGGAGGAAGGGGTGGAGTAATGAACAAAGAAAAGATTTACGCTCTTTATAGAGGGGAAAAATTTATAGCAATCGGAACAAAAAAAGAACTTGCCGAACTCTTAAATGTAAAAGTAGAAACAATAAGTTTTTACGCTACGCCGGCTTATAAGAAGAGGATAAACCAGGATAAAGCCCGCCGGTTGGTTTGTATAGATTAGGAGGTGGAATTGATGGAAATCATATTGACACTTTCTGATATTATAGCCCTACTATTTGGCTTTGTTTGGTTGATTTGTCTCATATTTGCCGGGCTGGTGTTTTTCGTATCAAGGGGGAAGAAATAATGGCGCTTGTATTTTTAAGAATGAAAATAGACGACAGAAAAAGTAGTGGTTATATCATTAATACTAAAAATATTGAAAGTTCTATGGAATCAAGAACCGGGGGTATTTTTAAATTTAGGGTTTATCTAATGAATGGTGAAAACTATGATTTTAACCAAATTTTCTACCAAGGTAATTTTATATTTGTCCACAATATGGAACAACTTTACAGCCTGTTAAAAAAACTAGATAACGGGGAAATTGAAAGTGAGGGGGAAACATGAGTTTATTAGATATTATCTTCTTCATTCTTTGCGCTTTTTGGTCAATCGGTTTCATTCTAGCTTGTCTTGTGGTGTTTAGTTCACGGGGGAAACATGACTAAAAAAGAAAATTTTGTATATCTGCTTTTTTTCATTGCTGTTTTTCATGTAATTGTGTTTGGTTTTAAAGTTGTAAATCAAGAACAGGAAATAGAACGGCTCAAAAACCAGCCTAAAACTATTATTTACAAGGTTGATAATGCCGGGGGTGAAATTGACCGTATCGGCACGATAACTGCTAAAAATGTCCTAGAAGGGCGCTATACGGTGACTATAAACGGGTATGGTAACTTCCTAGTTACTAAGGAGCAATATGACAGCCTAAAAATTGGGGATCAAATGCCTGAATATTTGAAAGGAATTGGGAATTAGTGAATAACGCTTGCAAGCCGTGAAAAGCTTGTAAGTGATTAGTGTATCAAAAATTTAAAAATAGAAAAGGGGGACTCCTTTACATTGATAAATCTAAAAAGGGGCGTTTGATACACGCGCCCTAAAATAAAAAAAAGCCGGCCTACTGCAAAACCGACTTTTGGGAGTTGTAAAAAAAATGAAATAGGAGATAACTATATTATAACATAATTTTTAACAAAAAGGAGTTTGGGGTTTTGGTTAGTAAGGCACAGGAATTACTTGATGAATTGCAAAAATTAGACATTGATATTAAAAGCCGGATGGATGAAATCAATGAATTGGAAGCTGGGCTACTATCAAGCCCGAAATTCCAGATTGATAAAATATCTGGTGGAAAAGGCCGTAAAATTGATGATGTGTACACTCAATTAGTGGTAATGAAAGAGGCTATTGAGCAGGACACTACTGAAATTATTAACAGAAAATTAGAATTAAGTAGAAAGATCAATCAGTTAAAAGATCCTAAACAAAGGACGGTATTAAGGCTTACTTATATTGTTAAAAAACACGTTTTGGATATTTGTAACGATTTAGACGGTATTTCTATACCTACTTATTACCGCTTAAAACGGTCCGCGATTGATGAATTGGATAGAATTATTAATTGTGATAACGTTTGATAGTTGCCGGTATAGTTCAAATTTCATATATTTTCATTGTAAAGGCACGATTATTTCAATGTGATAAAATGTTAGTATCAAGTAATAGGGATAAAACAACGGCGTTTTATCCTTTTTTTATTTTATTTTTACTAGAAAGGGGCCAAAATATGGGAATGACGGAAAGACAGAAAATTTTTGCGGATCATTATATCATTTCTTTAAATGCTACGGAAGCTTATTTCAAGGCTTATCCAAAAACTAAGAATGAAAGATCAGCACAAGCAAACGGAAGCCGGTTGCTATCAAATGATAAGGTAAAAGCCTATATAGATGAACAGCTTGAAAAACTAAAATCCGAACGCGTCGCAGATCAACAAGAAGTGTTAGAGTTTCTTACCGCTGTAATGCGTGGTGAAGTCACTGAACCGCTTTTGGTCCTGGACGGTGAAGGCACACAAAAAGTAGTACAAGCAAAACCATCAGTAGCAACAAGACGGGCTTCAGCGGTTGACCTTGGTAAGCGTTACGGCTTATTTGTGGATAGGCAAGAAATCACTCAACGGGTGGTAGAAATTGAGCTGGGAAGCTGGGACGATGAAGAAACCACAGATTAAAATAAAGATCAAAAGCCCCAGCCGGGTCTTTAATAAGCATATATACGACCACTTGACCGACTATGACACGTTCACTGAGGTGCATTATGGTGGGGCTTCGTCTGGTAAGAGCCATGGAGTCTTTCAAAAGATTGTCATTAAGGCACTGAAAGACTGGAAGAAACCACGAAAGATTCTTGTGCTTCGTAAAGTTGGCGCTACTGTTCGTGACTCGGTCTTTGCAGATGTGCAAGCAACGTTGTCATACTTTGGCATTCTGAACATGTGCAAAATCAACATGTCTGCATTTCGTATAGAGCTGCCAAATGGAGCAGAGTTTATTTTTAAGGGCATGGATAACCCAGAAAAAATAAAGTCTATCAAAGGTATCTCTGATGTGGTCATGGAAGAAGCGTCTGAGTTTACTCTTGACGACTATACACAGCTCACACTGCGTTTGCGGGATAAAGCGCACAAACAGAAGCAAATATATTTGATGTTTAACCCTGTTTCTAAAACAAATTGGGTTTATAATGCATTTTTTGTTAAAAAACCGAAAAACACAGTCGTATATCAGACAACATATAAAGATAATCGCTTTTTAGATGCTCTCACAAGAGAAAATATCGAAGAACTGGCAAATCGCAACGAGGCATATTATAAAATCTATGCTCTCGGTGAATTTGCGACGCTTGACAAGCTAGTTTTCCCAAAATATACAAAAGCGCTGCTGAACAAAGACGATTTAAGGCATATTACATCTTATTTCGGACTTGACTATGGGTTTATTAACGATCCAAGTGCGTTTATGCATGTCAAAATTGATGACGACCGTAAAAGGTTGTACGTTGTCGAGGAATATGTGAAGAAAGGTCTGACAAATGACAAGATCGCAGAGAGTATTACCGCCCTTGGGTATGCGAAGGAGCAAATTCGAGCCGATTCGGCTGAAAAGAAATCGAACCAAGAGCTTCGCAACCTTGGTATCAGTCGAGTTATCGATGTCAAGAAGGGTGCTGGTTCGGTCATGCAAGGAATCCAGTATCTTTTACAGTATGAGTGGATTGTAGACGAAAGATGTGTGAAGACCATAGAAGAATTGGAAAATTACACATGGAAAAAGGACAAGGCCACGAATGAGTACATCAACGAGCCTGTAGACTCTTACAACCACTGTCTGGATGCGATAAGATATGCGATTCAAGACAAGATTACTAAATCAAAAATTAAAACATTTAAAGGGGGCTTTTAATTGTCCAAAGTTAGAATAAACAACAAGCGACTGCTCACTGTACCAGTAGACACAGAAGTGACTGCACAGATCGTAACAGAAGCAATTCGCTTGCATTTGAGCAAACTCGTGCCAATTTACCGAGAAAACGAAAACTTGTACCTATCAGACCACAAGATCTTGCACATGCCTATGAAAGACGCATGGAAGCCTGACAATCGTTTAGTTGTCAACTACGCAAAATATATCGCGGACATGTTCAACGGTTATTTTATCGGTATTCCAGCCACTGTATCACATGACGATCAGGTGATTAGTGATTATGTCAACGATTTCAGAAAATTCAACGATATGGAAGACAGCGAGAGTGAACTTTCCAAGTTAGTTGATATCTTTGGACATGCTTTTTGGTATGTGTATCAAGACGAAGATGCAAACACTAGAGTGACATACAACAGCCCAATGAATATGCTGATTGTGCATGATAACTCTGTTGCAGAGCGTCCTAAATTCGCTGTACGGTATATGATCGATGAAGAGACTGGTGCTGGAACTGGTGAGGTTGTGACTGACACAGAAACAATCTATTTCACGCTTGATAATGCTGGTGATGTGCATTTTGGCGAACGGTCAAACCACATCTATTCTAAATTGCCGATCATCGAAGTGATTGAGAATGAAGAGCGTCGTGGAATCTTCGAGAGTGTGAAGACATTACTTGACGCACTTAATAAAGCAGTGAGTGAAAAAGCGAATGATGTCGATTACTTCGCAGATGCTTACTTGAAGATCATTGGCATGGAGTTAGATGATGAAGTAAGTTCAAGCATCCGTGATAATCGTGTATTTAATCTGTGGGGCGAAAGTGGCAGTCAGTTAGATGTTGACTTCCTACAGAAACCAAATGCAGACCAGACGCAAGAGAATCTTATCGTGTTGTTGCGTGATGCAATCTTCAATATCTCGATGGTTGCCAATCTATCAGATAAAGACTTTGGCAATAGCTCTGGTACAGCTCTTGCATACAAGTTACAAGCAATGGACAATCTTGCCAAATCAAAAGACCGTAAAATGCAGTCTGGATTTAATCGATTGTATGAAGTCGTCTTGTCTGTACCGACTACGCAAGTACCAGCAGATGCATGGTCTGAGCTAAATTACAAGTTTACTCGTAACGTACCGAAGAATACACTGGAAGAAGCACAGATCGTAAGTCAATTGAATGGTCAAGTGTCAGATGAAACTAAACTTTCTGTCTTGTCTATCGTCCAAGATCCAAAAGAAGAATTGGAGCGTATGGAAGAAGAGAGCAAGAAAGATAGCGCACTGTATCAGCAAATGGCTCTGAATGAGCGTATGAGCGATCTTGCAATCAACAAGGATGCAGAAGAAGGCAACGAAGAAAAGGACGGTATAGAGGATGACAGAGACCGTCAGACAGAATAGTTACTGGCGCAACCGTGTTGAGCTAGAGCAGAAAGCAGCGATCAAGCGTGATGAAGATTATGCAACCGAGTTGAAGAAGATGCATGATTACTATTTCAATGAGATTGAGAAGGAAATCAGGACATTTGTTGGTCGGTACGCTGCGAGGAATGGAGATATTCCTTATGCAGAGGTTATCGCAAGACTTGATGCGATGGATGTTGCTGCTTTTGCCGAAAAGGCCAAACGATATGTGGAAGAGAAAGACTTTGGTGCGATAGCTAACAGAGAGTTGGCTATCTACAACCTCAAGATGCGAGTATCAAGACTCGAAGCATTGAAGCAAGAGCTTGACTTGCAAATGATTGCCCTCGCAAACGAGGAAGAAAAGAAGACTGAGAAGTTCTTGAAAGAAGAATACTTGCAAGGGCTAAGAAGCCAAGCTGGTATTTTGGGAGTGTCAGAAGGTGCTACACTATCGACTGCGATGAATCAGGCTATAGATCGCAATTTCAACGGTGCAACTTGGTCAAGTCGTATCTGGGAGCGTCAAAATGCTCTTCGAGAAATAGTCAAAAAAGCAACCGCAGACTTGCTCATTCTCGGAAAGAACCCAACACAGATCATTCCAAAGCTACGGAAAGAATTTGGTGTATCTGCCTATCAAGCAAAACGCTTGGCAGTGACAGAAGGTTCACGGGTTGCGATGGCAGCGCAAAAAGATAGTCTTGAGTCACAAGATTATGAAGAATACGAGTACATCGCAGAGCCGAGCGCTTGCAAGATATGCGCTCCGTTTGATAGCAAAATCTTCAAGGTATCTGAAATGGAATCTGGACGCAATTGTGCTCCGATGCATCCATTTTGTCGCTGTAGTGTTGCTGCTCATTATTCTGGCATTAGTGAAAAAGTTAAACAACAAACTAAAGCTGTTGATGAAGCGGAAAAAGAGGAAACTCACAGTTTCGGAGATTCTTTCGGAAAAGGTTTAGATTTAGCGCAAAAAACATTACAAAATTTTGTTGACAACGCTAAAAAGTGGTATAATAATCACATAGAAAGCAGACTGACGCCAGAAGAAATTGAACTTTCTCGCAACGTGCTGAAAGAGGTGATCAGTAATAGTGCATACTCTATGCGCTTTAAATCTGCAAACATTGACAAACTGATAGAATCTGGTAGATTCATGAATCAGTTTGAGACTGGTACAAGCGGTGGGACTGTCAACACGAAGTACAGAAGGCAAGCCACAAATCAATTGTTTGGTTTGTCTGGCAAACGCTTGAAGAAGTCTGAATTTGAAAAGTATGGCTACTTTGGCAATAAGGATGCTTACAAAGACTTTGTCCACAACTCAACAAGCTGGGGCGGTGTTGGTCAATATGGGGATGTTATCATCCACTTTGCAAAAGATAAAATGGCTGGCAAGACAACATTCACAGTAAACAACAGCCTTGGCCCTGCAGTCTATCAAGAACTTGTTGCAGACAATCCAAATAGACCGAATTTGGTTGGTATTGATAAAGAGTTACTAAAAGAAACAGTGGATTTGTTAAAAGCTGGAAACATAAAAACACCAGAAGAGGCAAGCAAGGCTCTTGGTGTTCGTTATTTAGAGACTCAATATCATGGTGAAGTAGGAATGTCTGATATATCCAGTATGTACTTTACAAAAGACAAACCAAGTGACAAACAAATCCAGTCATTGAGGGAATTTGGTATTAAATTGTATGTGAAAGAAGGTGATCAATTTGTTAAAATTGAATAAAATCATCGGTGTCGATGAATCAAAAAATAATATATTGGTCACTCTTGAAGATGGCCGAAGTGCATTAATCGATAAGGAAAGAAAAGGTTTTGTTGTTGAAATCCTTTTAGATTCTTTTTGCAAGTGGATGTCTTTTCCAAATAAGCCAACTGCAGAAGATCAAGCCGAAGCCATCGAGATTTTGACAAATCCAAAAGGGTTTGCATTTGGCCCTCTGGCTGAGCGTTACCTTACGGATGAAAAATTGAAACACGAATTTGATGCCATGAAGAAAGAAGCGGGATACACTTATTAAATATATGAAAAGTCGTAGTAATACGGCTTTTTTTGTTGTCAAAAAATGCAGAAAGAGAGAAATGACCTTGAATATCTGGAACATCGTATCAGTCACTGCAGGGGTTGTCTGTTTGTTCCTTATCCTCTTATTTGGATATGCAATGACAATCGGCCTACTGTCAGGGATTGATGAGGTCAAACGTAAAAACAGAGATTGAGAGGTGATCCAAAATCTTGACAAGCAGGAATAGACTGCTATTTTATCGCATAATCTAACCAGTCGAAAGGCTGGTTTTTATTTTGTCCAAGCATTGATGACGCTAAAAGCTATGGAATACAAGATAGTCGGGGACGACTTTAAAAATAGGAGGTTCGCATGAACAAAGGAACAGAAGTAGTCGAAACGGTTGAAGATGTTGAAAAGGTAACGGCCGAACCAGAAGGACATCAAGAAGAACCGAAAGACGAAAAGAAGTACACGGACGCAGATGTTGATAAGATCATCAACAAGAAATTTGCTAAGTGGAAAGAGGAAGCCGAAAAAGCTGAGAAAGAAGCTGAGAAGTTGCGCAAGATGAACGCTGAACAGAAGGCAGAGTATAAAGCCCAAAAACAAGCTGAACGCATTGCCGAGCTAGAAGCACAACTCAATCGCAACGGACTCGAAAAAGAGGCTTCTAAGATGCTATTTGAAGCTGGAATCACAGCCGATGAAACGGTGCTTGACTTTGTTGTACGCAACAATGCAGAAGACACACAACAGTCAGTACAGTCACTCATTGGGCTTGTAAATACCCTTGCAGAAGCAAAGGTACAAACAATGCTAGTTGGTAAGACACCAACCAAGCAAGAAGAAACTGGTCAAGGGATCACCAAGGAACAATTCCGTAAGATGGGCTATCAAAGCCGTAATGAACTGTTCCAAACGAACCCAGAATTATATAACCAATTGAAAGGATAATTAATTTATGCCACAAGGAATTACTCAAAAAGCTACTATGGTAGTGCCAGAAGTCATGGCTGACATGGTCTCAGCTAAATTGCCTAAACTAATCAAATTTACCCCACTCGCATTCGTCGACAACACACTTGTAGGACAAGCTGGTGATGAAATCACTGTACCTAAATGGGAATATGCAGGAGACGCAGCAGAAGTTGCAGAAGGTGTAGCAATCACACTTGACCAACTTACAACCAAGAAATCCAAAATGACCATCAAAAAGGCCGCTAAAGGTTTTGAAATCACAGACGAAGCTCTTCTATCAGGTCTTGGAGATCCAATCGGACAAGCAGTATATCAAGCATCTCTTGCACTTGCTAACAAAATTGATAACGACCTTGTAGAAGTTGCGAAAGGCGCAACTCAACACGTAACTGAAACAGCTACTACTGTTGATAACTTGCAAAAAGCGCTCGACATCTTCGAAGACGAAGACGATGCTTCTTATGTTGCATTGTTGAACCCAGCAGACGCTGCTGCTCTTCGTAAAGATGCAGCTCAAAACTGGACTAAAGGTTCAGAGCTTGGTGCTGAAACAATCGTGAACGGAACATTCGGTGAAGTGCTTGGTGTTCAGATCGTCCGTACAAACAAAGTAGAGAAAGGTAAAGGTTTCCTCGTAAAAGTCTCTGCTGATGCTACTGATACGGATGATGTGAATAAATACGGTGCATTCGTCATTGCATTGAAACGTGATGTGATGGTTGAAACTGACCGTGACATCTTGAAGAAAGCAACTGTCATTACTGCAGATAAGCATTATGGAACATATCTCTATGATCCATCACGAGTTGTTAAATTCGGTGAATAATTTCAAAAGGGGGTGACAACGTGAGCATGCTACTACGTTATCACTATCAACAAAGTGAGCTAGTCGAACCAGAAAAGGTTGAAGATGTCGCTTTGGAAGATATGACGCTAAAAGATTTAAAAACTTTGGCAAAAGAAACTGGTGTTGAAGGCTATTCTACGCTTGCAAAAGCTGAACTAGTCGAAGCATTGAAAGGATGATTTGATTATGTCGTACATCGATAAAGTAAAGGTGCTGTTGAATATCGAGGACGACTTGCAGGATAAAATGCTCGGTTTAATCGAAGAGATGACCACACAGCATTTTACTGCTTATACTGGAGATTTTGAGGTGCCAGATAAGTTTGATTACATGATTATTGAAATCATGATTGAACGATTCAACCGCATTGGGTCGGAAGGCTACTCTAAGAAGACACTCGAAGGTTTAACTCTTGAATTTAATCAAGATGATTTTGCTCGATTTAACAAGATCTTGAAACGTGAGTACCCGTCTATCCTTGAGAATCGAGGATTTAAGATGCTATGAGAGAAAGCGAACGTGTTGAACTCGTATTTCAGGTTGGAAAACCGAAATATGATCCAGAATTAGGACGAATGAGCAACGCAGAGCCTACGAAAAAGGTGTTGCCTTGCTTCATTTCTGAATTAGGGCTGGAGTTAAAAGTAAAACTGCTTGATAAAGTCGATGTGGATGCCAAGGTATTGCGTTTTAACCACGTTATAAATGACCCCATATCGTCCGTTATCGTCGCTGGTAAACAGTATAAGGTTATCAGTCGAAAAACTCCAGAGCGACGCTCTACGATCTTGTATGTGGCCGAGGTAATGGGTTAATGATTGATATTAATATCGACGATGGAGGGGCAACCCTCTTTTTTGAACAAGCGGTTAATTTCGACGCACACGAGATCTTGAAAGATCATGGCTCACGCTTGCACAGACGAGCGGTAAGAAATGCTGTCTTTACTCGTGGATATTCCACGGGTGCTACAAGGGAGAATATTTTCTTAACCGTAGGTAGTGACGAGGCAAAAGTCAAAGCGAATACGGATTATTCTGGTTATCCAGAAGTAGGGACACGCAAGATGGAAGCTCAACCGTACATAGGGCCAGCACTGGAAGAAACTATTCCAGATTTTATTGCAGATTTGGAGAAAGGGATGACAGGTAAATGAAACAGCCAGACCAACAATTATTTGACGAGATTTACAAGCGTATTTCTTCGCTTGGCTATGATGTTTATCTAGCTCTTCCAGACATGTCTGCGAAATATCCATTTTGTGTGATGGGTGATACGCATTTAATGCCAAATCCAACCAAATCTGGATTGATTGGTCTAGTAAGTACGAGAGTCCATGTCTGGGACGACATCAACAATCGCAGACGATTATCAGACATGATCTACAAGATCCAAAATGAATTGAGCAAGATCAATCGCATCGAGAATAGAAGCTGGTCGATGGGCCTCTCCAGTAATAGTCAAATCATTAAAGACAACAGCACAGAAGAAACTCTTTTCCATGCAGTTATTGACATGGAATTTAAATTTGTTTAAACGAAAGGAAAAAACTAAATGGTATTAGAACCACAAAAAGGTAAAGATCGGATTTTGATGTTCCGTAAAAAAGGCGACAAAACTGCTGCAGCAAAACTTGCTTTGCAAACGGAACACAAATGGGAATATGAACGCAAAACAGACAGCACCAAAACAAAAGATGGTGCAATTTCTGCTGCTGGTGGATTGGAAGTTACGCTCTCAATCGAAGCGGTTGCGTCTCGTGACGAATTGAATAACATGCTTAAAAACTCTGTAATCGAAGGTTATGAGTTGGAAGTATGGGACATCGATTTGAAGGGTGAAAAACAAAGCTCTAAATACCCAGCATTGTATGCTATCGGTAAATTGAGCAAATGGGAAGTACCTGCAAACGTAGAAGATCTTATCACTTTGTCAACTGAAATGGCAATCGACGGTAAACCAGTAGCGGGATATGCAACACTTACTGCAGAACAAGAAGCAGAAGTGCTTTATGCATTTACTGACACAACTGCAATCACTGGATAAGCAATAATAACTATGAGGGCGAAAGCCCTCTTTTATTTTTACTAAAAACACAAAGAAAAGGAAAAAATCATAATGAAAACATTGACAATTAACGAACGTGAACACGAACTATCTTTTGGTATTGCATTTATCCGTGAACTTGATAAGAAGTTCTGCTCTAACGTGAATGGAATGAATTTCGGAGCTGGTGTCCGTTCTGCGGTTGTGTATCTCTTGGATGGAAACCCTGTAATCTTGGTTGACATCATTCAGGCCGCAACAATTACAAATCGGAGCAAACTTTCTGAAAAGGATATTGAGAAATGGCTTGAAGAACAAGACGATCTCGATGTTGTCTTCGATGATTTTTTAACATGTTTCAAGACCTCAAAACTGACCAAGAAGACAACGATGGCGATCGTGGAAGCGGTGGAACAAGCCTAAAGAAATCCACGGTCGGACTCACTTCTGAACAGACTTATGAAGATCTGATGGCGACCATCTTCGCTTTCTTTGGTATTACAGACTATGTGACTGCTCAACGCATGACACTAAAAGAATTTAATATCAGACAGCGTGCAAGAGACATGCAGATGTTAGATGAAGAAAAGAGGGTGTATTTACTCGCTTTTCAAATCCGACAAGCGCAAGCGAGCAATAAAGATGGGAAATACATCTTCGAGAAGTTCGAAGACTTTTACAACGAAGAAGAGCGACGCAGAACAGTTTTGAATAGATCGCAAGGCCCTGCAGTCAATCAAGAGCTGATCGAGATAGCCAAAAGGCTTCAAAGGAGGCGAAAGGAAGGAGGTATAGATGGCTGATAAGTCCTTTAAAGTAGAAGCCGTACTGAAAGCCACTGATGCAGGTTATTTTGCAACGATGCAAAAAGCAGGCTCTGCAATCGAAAATTTCACACAAAAGGCTGGTAAAGCTGGATCTAATATTTTTGGTTCGCTTAAAGAAGTCGGCAAAGGGATGACAATTGCAGGAGCAGCAACCACTGCGATGGGCGTGAAAGCAGTTAAAGGCTTTGGAGACTTTGAAGCATCACTCAACAAGGCAGCTATCGTAGCTGGTGGTACATCCAAGGACATTGCGGGACTTGCAGATGTTGCCAACCGAATGGGTAAAGACTTGCCATTGTCTGCACAAGATGCAGCAAATGCAATGATTACAATGGCCCAAAACGGAGCAAGCCTTGAAACTATTAAAAAAGTGTTTCCAGCAATTGCACAAGCAGCAACAGCTTCTGGTGCTGACTTGATTACAACTGCTGGAGTTGTGCAACAATCTATGAACGTTTGGGGCGATAGTATCGGCTCTGCAGAACAAGCTGCAGCGGTTCTTACCCAAACAGCGAACGTGTCAAATGCCTCAATCGAAAACATGGAGCAAGCCTTGTCAAACGTGGCAAGTTCCTCTCGGTTGATGGGTGTTGACATGAAAGATGCATCCACTGCGATCGGTCTGATCACGAACACTGGTATGTCTGCAGCACAAGCGTCACAAGACTTGAACCACGCTATGTTGAAGATGGCAGCACCATCTCAAAAAGCGCAGAAACTGATGAATAATCTTGGTATCAGTTACACTGACGCTGCTGGCAATATGAAACCATTCAAGCAGATCTTGACTGAGGTAAATGAGGTAATCAAGGATATGCCACAAGCCGAAAAGGCTGCGACATTGAAGACCTTGTTTGATACATCAGGGATGCAAGCTATCAGCCCATTGCTTGATAGTATTTCAAACAAAACCAAAGATGCTACCAAATCATGGGATGCTGCCAGAGGATCACTCGAAGAAGTATCTCGCTCGCAAGGTGATGCTGCAGCTTGGCTTGCTAGACAAGCAGAAGACATGCAGAACAACGTCGGTTCGAAACTTGAACAAGTTGGAGGATCGTGGGAGTCCTTGCGAAATAAGGTAATGGCATCTAACAAAGGGATGCTCACAGGCTTATTATCTGGGACATCAAAAACCATTGAGTGGGCTACAGAGAGCGACAATGCAGTTGCCAAGGTAATCCGTGGCTTCGTTGGTATGTCTCCAGTTGTAGGGCCTGCAATGACTGCGGTTGGCACAACGATGATGCAGACTAAAAATATTGTGTCTGGTCTCGGTTCTGCTTTTAACATTTTAAAAGTTGCGATGACAAATCCGTGGACTTATGTGATCGTGGGACTTGCTCTTGTTATTAAATACTTTGTGGATTTATACAAGAGTAGCGAAACCTTTAGAAACAAGGTTAATGCAGTAGTTAAATCTGTACAATCAGCATTCTCTGGTTTGATGTCAAAGATGCAACCAGTTATTGATGGCATCAAGAAGGTATTTGGTAACATCCCAAATGCTGGAGGACTTGCGACTGCAATTGGTGGTGCTGGACTCGCTCTCGGTGGTCTATTCGCTCTGCTGAAAGGGAATCCATTCAGTGGATTTTTTAACAAAGCTAAAGCATCTACAAGCGCTGTAGAGGGGACTTTCAGACAGTCAAATGGAGTCATTAAACAGATCTTTACTGGCCTTGGCGAAGGTCTCAAAACTGCTCTTTCTGGCGTTGCAATCGCTGCAAAAGGAATCGGTTCTGGTCTTGCAACTGCGTTTCGTGGTATCGGTCAAGCATTAGCAATGGCTAATCCAGCTAATATCCTTGCTCTCTCCGTTGCTATTTTAGCAGTGGGTGCTGCAATGGCTCTGGCTGGTATGCAAGGTGCTGGAATCGCTCAAATCTTGCAAGGAATTGGCAGTGTAGTCCAATCTGTCGGCCAAGCATTTGCCACAGTAGCAACTGCTATTATTGGCGCGTTTGCACAAGCGATTGTCACAATCGCTCCATCTGTACAAGCATTTGTTCCTGTCATTCATGCAGTTGGAGATGCTATTGGAACTGTAGTAGTAGCAGTCGGCTCAGTAGCTCCACAACTAGCAATGTTAGTTGTGGCATTTGGCACATCATTCAGCGCTATTATTCAAGCAGTGGGTTCTGCGGTTCAACAAATCGCATCTGGGATCTCCCAAATTGTCACAGCGTTTGCTCCTATTGTGGAAACTATTGGAAACACAATAGTCCAAGTGGCTCAAATAATCATGACGAACTTGCCACCAGTTCTACAAGCGGTAACTCCACTTGTGGAAGTTCTTGGTAAGGTCTTCACGACCACAGCGCAGATCATTGCGGATGCGGTTGTGCGAATCGTCCAAGTGCTACAACCAGTTATGCCAGCAGTCGCACAGATTGCGCAAGCAGTCGGACAAGCTGTAACTTCCATTGTTCAGGCGTTTTCTAGCATTGTTGGACAAATCGCACCAATCATCAACAGCATTGCAAACCTATTTACAAGCGTAGGAAATGCAATCAAGACTGCATTGAGTCCTGTCACTCCAATTCTTCGAGAATTTGGGAATGTGGTCAATTCTGTATTTAAGGGCGCATCTAATGTCATTAAATCATTTGGGCAAGCAGTTAAAAGTATCTTGGACGGTGTCTCTGGTGTCATCAAGTCGATTGGTGGTGCTATCAAAGACGCTGGTGAAGGTTTTAAACGTTTTGGTCAAGGTGTGAAACTGGCAGGAGACCACGGCTTACAAGCTGCCGCTGGTATCGGTGCAGTTGCTGCAGCGGTTCTAGGACTTGGTGGAGCTTCTGCTGGTGGTAACTTGAATGGATTCCGTGCCGATTTGGATAAATTAGACACGGTAATGTACAAGATCGGTAGTCGCAATGTAGGATCTATCTTCACACAGATGGCATCAGGTATGCGTACTGCAGCCTCTGCAGTCAATCCACTTGCGAATGGTCTGCCAAAAGTTGCGACAGCAATGACTACGATTGGTCCTGCTGCAACAGCATCATCTAGTGGCATCCGTTCGTTCGGCACAGGATTCCAGCAAATGGCATCTGCAGTAACTCGATCTGCAGTGATGTTTACAATGCTAAACAGTCAGTTTGCATCATTTGGATCTGCCATCACAAACGCTACATCGTCATTGAGCGGTTTTAACACAATGATTACCAGTGTACAATCTGGATTCACATATATCATTCAATCGATCACATCCTTTATCTCGGTATTGACTAGCCTTGGAAGTAGTATCCGTACAGTTCAAACGACTATTGCCCAACTTGGGACATCAATGGTACAATCTGCGTCTGGATTCTCTCAACTCGGTAACGCTATGCGTACAGCTATGTCACAAGTAGTATCTGCTGTTAATGCTGGAGTTCAGCAAGCTAGATCTGCCCTTACTGCAGGTTTTGCAAGCATGGGTACAGTTGTGTCTACTTCGATGAACAATGTTGCAACTAGTGTCAGAATGTCTATGACAACCATGAACATCTCTGTCACGCAAGCAATGACGCAAATGGGGGCATCTATCAGAACGTCCATGACTTCTGTCAGCTCAATGATGCAAGCGATATTGAACAACATCGTGGCAAGCATTTCGGCATCATTCCAGCGAATGACGATGACGATCACGATGGCAATGATGCAAGCAAGCATGGCAATCCAGTCAGGCATGATGCGCATGACCATGACGATGACCACAAGTGGCATGCAAATGGCTCAAATTGCACAGAGAACTGGACAACAGATCTCACAAAATATCACTAATGGTATTAGAAGCGGGGTCGGTAGTGCTAGAGGTGCAATGCTATCGATGATGCTTGCTATTCAAGCGGTTGGTATGGCTGCGGTTGGCACAATGCGATCTGTTGGTAGCATGATTGGCCACGGTTTAGCTCAAGGTATGTACTCTGCTCTTGGTGCAGTTACTGCTGCTGCAAATGCGCTTGTAGCACAAGCTGAACGTGCTGCACAAGCAAAAGCTAAGATCCACAGTCCATCACGGTTGTTCCGTGACAATGTCGGTAAATTCTTGGCTCTTGGTGTGGCAGATGGTATTGATCGTAATGCATCAGAAGTATCGAAATCAATGGAGAATTTGATTGATGATGCATCACAGTACACTGCAAGCAATCCTCTTGGCTCTGGATTTGATTACAACGGAGTAATCAACCATGAAATCAAAGAGGCAGATGGTCAGAATAAACCAATGCAATTAACTCTTGAATTGGGTGGTCGTGCCTTCTCTGCATTTGTAGAGGATATTACAACCGCACAAGGAAAGAGAGAACGTATCAGACTAAAGACAAGCCCTCTGTAAAACGAGGGCTTTGCCTTTTTATAAAAATGAAGAAAGGGGGAAAAATGTATAATTTCACAGATACAAACGAGATTTTGAAAAGCTATGAAATGGGCATCCAGACGACATTCAACGGTAAGACACTAGAGCGTGAGCTTACAAATGCAAATGGAGCATTTCAGACTGTCATGATCTCTGGTCGTGGTGTCGTAGACCAAGAACATCAGACAGTAGATGTGACTGGCCGTGATGGTAAGGTCTTTAGGCGCAAGTCTTACAAAGAACGTGAAATTGAAATCACTGCTCTGATCTCTGGAGTCAATAACTCTGCTTTTCGCTTGCAATTTGAAAAATTGAATGAGTTGCTAGATACGGATGAGCCAAGTGATTTGATTTTCGGTGATGAACCAGACCGAATCTACAAGGCACAGTTTGAATCTGCGGACATTCCAGAAGAGGAAAGCAATCAACAGATCATTAAGTTGAAAATGATCTGCTATGATCCGAAAAAACTCACGAACAAGAAGACTGTTACTGGCAATCAAGTCAATTATGCAGGGAGCAAAGAGACATTCCCTAAAATTTCCTTTATGGTTGGTGTCAATGTCAATGAAATCAATCTCTTACATGTCGAACAGCAGAAGTACATTCGATTGAAGGGTACATACACTCAGGGAAATCGCATTGAAATTGACATGAAGGAACGCACAATCAAGCTAAATGGCAGAAATGAGCTTAAAAATTTCGACATGGTGAACAGCAGATTTTTCTCTTTGCAAAAAGGGGCTAATACATTAAGATTGACCCCATCGAGTCAGTTAACGATTGAATTTAGTGAGGTGTATCAATGATTTATTTATTTAATAATAAAGAAGAATTGATCCACATCATCAAAGAACAAGATCTAATCGAATTTACTCATAAAATCGAGATTAACACGTTTGATGCTGCAGAATTTGAATTGCCTATCGAGGCGATTGATAAAGAAATCATCGAACAGATGCGATTCTTTGGTTTCTTCGTGCGAGGTCGTCAATTCGGGGTGTTTAAAGCCTATGAGGTGACTACGACTGACAATTATGTTGTTAAAGGCCTTGATCGTGCAGAAAGCGACTTACGAACTGTCCGAATCATTAAGGATAAGCGAATGCAAAGCGTTACTGCAGACCAAGCACTCAATGTAGCTTTAGAAGGCACAGGCTATCAGTTAGGGGTAAAAGAAGGTCTTACAAAAGTAAATAAGACCAACTTTTACTATATCAGCCCTCGTGAGGCTCTCGTGAAGATCATCGAGGCTTTTAATTGCGAATTCCGTGTGCGATATGAGTTTGTAGAAAATAAAATCATCAACCGTTACATCGATTTATATCATCGGCAAGGTTCGTACTCTGGTGTGCAATTCGAGTACGGAAACAATGCTCTTGAAGTCACGATGGAAGAAGACTCTGACAATGTTGTCACTGCTCTGATCGGTCGTGGGAAAGGTGAGGAATCAACAGATTCAGAAGGCAATGCTACTGGTGGATATGGTCGAAGAATTGAGTTTACCGATATTGTTTGGACGAAAGCAAGTGGTAATCCTATTGACAAGCCTGCTGGCCAAAACTACATCGTATTGAATGATGATATTGAGAACAAGGGGCTATACCAAAATGGCGAATTAAAGCATCGATGGGGTGTATTCGTTGATGAAGAAATTGAGGACAAGGAAGTCCTACTTCAAGCAACATATCAGGAGCTTTTAAAGCTCAACAACCCAATCCGTAAGTACAAGGCAAGAATCTTGGATCTACGAGATGACGTTTGGCTTGGAGATCGTGTCGCATTCGTCAAAGATTCTGCGAAACTATCGTTTGAAGCCCGTATCTTTTCGATTGAGATTGATAAACTCAATTTTGACCAGTCAGAAGTAGAACTCGGTGATTACGAGACTCTAAAGAGTCAATCGCAAAGCAGTTCGCTCAATGCCATCAAAGAAGCTGTCAGAGAGTTATCAGAAGAGCAAGAGGCCTACAATCGCAAAGTCCAAGAGCTGATTGACAACAAGAACGCTGAAATTGCCGAAAAAATGCGTGTGATGCGTCTCGACATGGACAATGGCATTGAAGATGCCAAAAACAATGCTGAAAAAGTAAAACAGGAAATCGCTGCCAAAGTTGATGAAACTGTCAAAGTCGCAAGTCAAAAAGCAAAGAACGAAATTAAACAAGAATTCAATGCTGAATATGGCGACATCACTGTCAAAATGGAAGAGCTAAAGTCCACTACTGACCAATTACAAACCAGTGATGTAGACATCAAGAAGCTGGTCAATGACTTTAAGGTTCAGACACAAAGCCAATTTTCTGGAATCCAAGGCGCACAGTCAAGGTTTGAGCTGACCACAGAAAAAGCCATCTCTGACCTCACTAATGTGACCAATGGCAAAGCAGATCGCTCTTATGTGGAACAGACTGTGAACAATGTCAAAGAAGAGTTCACAAGTCTGAAAGTTGGTTCAAGAAACTACGCTGAAGATTATGATTTTACTCGTGGTCTTTGGTTTTTTGCTCATGGCGATTCAAGTGATTCAACCGGCACAGCAGAAAATGGTATCTATACCATTTCAGGTAACACTAACACTTGGAAGCAAGCACAGCTATTTTCTAGCACTGCACCAAGCTGGGCCACATCAAAAACAACCGCTCTGGATTATCTAGAGAAAGGCGAGCCTTACACAATCTCATTCTACGCTAAAAGAAATAGTGGTTCTGGGACAATGTGGGCTTTATTGCGTGAGAATAGAAAATCTGGAGGCAATAAAGAAAGAATCTATGCTAGCTTTCAATTAACAGACGAATGGCAACTATACCAAATTTCTGTTCCTGCTTTAGAAAAAAGTGATGAGTTTGATTTCTGGCGGATCATTATTGGCTATAGTGAAGTAGGATCAATTTCGTTCAAAAAAGTGGAACTCACACAAAGCACTACCAGAACAGATGCGGGGCCTGCTCCAGAAGATCAAAATTATCTAGTGAAGCAAGCACAAGCCACTTTTGAAAAGTCAGTTCAAGGTTTATCTACTCAATTGACAAAATTGGAGACAAAAACTGGCCCAAATGGTGAACTTGAACAGCGCATGCTTTCTTATTCTGAAAAAGCTGCTGTGGATGCTTTAAAAGCTACTAGACAGATTCTTGAACAAGGATATGTTGCTAAAGCACAATATACTGAGGATATAGCTGGAATAACAAGAAGATTTGAAGATTTAAAACAAAATAATGATCAAGTCATATCTTCCAAGATTGCTGAATACAAGCAGACAGTAGATGGACAGTTTTCAACATTTTCTACAGAATTTGGAATGAGGTTGTCCAGTCAAAATTCTGTCCTCAATGACAAGTTGGATGATTTTAAGGACAGCATCAACGGGCGCTTTGCTAATTATCAGCAAACGGTCAATGGTCAAGTGGCAACAATTGTCAGCCAATTTGATGGAGTCCTCAAGAAAACAGACATCAACATCACAGATGGCCAAATCTCTTTCGGTACAGGTAAGACTATCAACGGGCGTACCATCAGCTCACTACTTGTGCAAGAACCAGAAGCCATTGCTTTGATTGCTCAATTGATTAAGGTGAAAGGTGATATGGTCGTTGATGGATCAATCGCAAGCCGGCATCTAGCTTCTCAAAGTGTCCGAACCGGTCACATGGAATCCGGTTCAGTAACAACTCAGATCCTAGCTTCAAATGCGGTCACTGCTGATAAATTACTTGTGGATTCAGCAATGATCAACAAGCTGGTATCTAATCAAGCATTTATTAGAGAGCTGATTTCACAAAAGGCTTTTATTACCGAGTTGAATTCAATCAAGATTGCTGCTGAAAGAATTCAAGGTGGCAGATTAGAATCAAACACTGGAGCGCTGGTATTTGATTTAGATAAGAGTGCGTTGAATATGTTGACTGATACAGCAGTTATTAGACGAATCTTCAACAACTTCCCAACCCAATTCATCAGATATGGGACACATATTGAGAACGGGAACAGATTTTCTAAGACTATCATTGGTTCTAACCGTGATGGTACGGAAAATAGTGGAAACAAAACATTTAGTGGCATGGAAATTTATAACAGCACAAACAAATCTGTTGAGGATTACACCAAGTTTTATGCTGATAAAATGTACTTGCAACATAGTGAATTCAAACAAGGTTGGATCATCCAAAATGCTGGTAAACCTCGAATCGCACCTTTGAACGGGACGACATATTCAGAGATTATTGCATCTGATTTTAGAATGATATACACTGCAGACGGAAACCATCGAAGCGTTGGAACCTATCTATGGGATTTACTTACATGTTTTGGTATTCTGCAAAAATATGGCTGGGACCTTAAAAACAGTGCTGCACAAAGTCATATAGGGAGTGTTCTCTCTAAATACAACTATAGATAGGAGCTATAATGAACGAAAATAATTATGTAGCAATCATCACAGAACTGGCAAATCAACTAGCTAGTAAGTCAATCAATGAGGCTGAATTTAAGGTTCGTCTCACCGAGTCTCAGCAACTAGTAGCTCAACTTGCACAAGAAGTTGAAAGCTATCGCTCTGTCCTAGAGTCCGATAAGGACTTGAAGGATCTTTTTGAAGAAATTAAGAATAAAAACGAGGTAACTAAATAATGGATTATAAAGTACAATTTAAATCATATGATGCAGTAGCTAATACTACGAAAGTAGCAATCAAGCAAGATTTCCCGTATCGAGTATTTGAGGAAATTTTGCCAACAAACCGCATGGCAGAGGATGATGCGACACTTGTTGAAGCAGTCTTGAACATCGTGCGCATGGAATTGGACACGTCTGGCGCAGTCGTGGCAATTAAGAAGGAGCTTGACAAGTCTGTTGAAGCTAACAAGGATGCCATCGCTAAGATCCAAGAATTGACCAAAGAGAAAGAAGAGATGGCTCAACAAATCCAAAACATCAAGTCAGTGGCCGATTGGTCGGTGTTGGCTCGTGTGACAGATACGGATAATCCGATTGATCCTACTCTGTATGCTCGTGGTTTGGAGTTGATTGAAACTGGCCAAGCTGGCAAAGAATATAAAGCACATGACATCTTTGTTGTTAACAATCCAAACTATACTGCGAAATATGGCGAAGGTACTCGTGTGCTTGTGCAAGTAAACTCTGACTTTACTTACAATGGCGAAAGTGTAGAAGAACTCGAAGGTAAATTGTCGCAAGATGGCAAATTGGCAGTGTGGAAATGGGAGCTTCCGAAGGAAAACAAACCAGCACAACCAAGCGGAGATCTTGAAACTCAACCAGCTGCAGTACCTCAACCACTAATTTAAACAGAAAGGTTGGTGGTCGATTTATGGTACATTTTACACCAGAAGACGTCTCTATGATGGTCGGATTCATCGGGATTCTCCTTGGTATCTATGGTAATTTTAAAGGTAATATCGTCGCACAAGAGAAACGCATGGTCGTGATCGAGAAAGACATTGAAAACATGCGTGACTTCCGCATTACAGCGGTTAGACGACTTGATAACCACGACGAACAAAATAAGTCTCTACTTATCCTCGCAGAACAAGTCAAGGCTTTGAGCGAAGACATGAAAGAGTTGAAGACTCTAATTCAAAGTAAAAAATAATTAAAAAAGAGGTAACATTATGAAAAAAATTAACTGGAAAGTACGTTTTAAAAACCGCGCATTTGTAACACGTTTCGCGCTTGCTCTGGTATTGCCAATCTTGGCATACTTTGGCATCAAATTCGAGGATTTGACAAGCTGGGGCGCAGTGTTTGCCCTACTTGGTAAATTCGTATCAAACCCTTATCTTGTAGGTTTGACAGTATTTAACGCATTAAATATCGTTCCAGACCCTACAACTGCTGGATTGGGCGATAGCACACGAGCGCTCGAATACGAAGAGCCAAATGCTGATTAAAAGACTGGCTCTTAAAACAGCAATCTTTTTAATGGCCACTGCCTATTTTTGGGTGGTGGCTTTTGATTTAAAGGAGAATAAAAATGAGTAAAATCGAATCAAGCATTGCTCGCATGCGCCATTTGCAAGCCATTCCAGTCCATTATGACATGGGCGATCGTTATGGCAATGATGCAGACGGTGATGGACGCATTGAATTTGACTGCTCTTCAGCAGTAAGTTATGCGCTTGAAATTAGCCTAAACAACAACACAGAGACACTTCAACAAGTGCTCCCAACAATCGGCTATCCTAAAATCTTCGATGCAGTAGATGGAACTTTCAACGCTAAATATGGTGACGTGGTGATCTGGGCACCACGAGATGGTTCAAGCTCTCTCGGTTCATTCGGACACATCCTAATCATGACGAGTGACAGCACTGCAATCCACTGCAACTATGGCATGGATGGAGTAACAGAGAATGACTACAACTATATCTGGAATCTCAATGGTCGTCCTCGTGAAATCGTCTTCCGTTACAACGGGACTCCAGTCCCAGCCCCTGCGCAAAGTGCATTTGACAAAGAGCTGGATGTAAACACTCGTCTCACGGTATCAGATAAACCTTACTACGAAGGCACACTCACTACAGATTACTATGTAGAGGCAGGGCCTCGCATTGACAGTCAGGACAAAGAGTTCATTGCTGCAGGCACACGAGTGCGAGTGTATGAGAAACTAAATGGTTGGGCTAGAATCAACCATCCAGCAAGCTCGCAATGGGTCGAAGACAAGTATTTGGATGATTGTACCGACATGTAACAGAAGGAGGATTTAATGACATTATTAAATTCTACGAATCTAAAGCAGTTTGAAGGAGGGGCAATCGTCAAGCAAGGCGATTCTGCCTCTCTTTTTGGCTATGAGTTGTTGGATGAACGATGCAAGCCTGTCAATGAGTTGAATGGGCAAAATGCAACCGTTAGAATCTACAATTCGAAGGGGAAGCTCACATTTGAAAGTATTGTCGAAAAATCAAAAGTGACTTTCAAATTTGAAAAAGTTTTGCCAATCGGATCATATCTGGTCGAGATCGTGTGTGGTGGATACATTTTCCCAAGCGACAGAAGCGCTCGGCTAGAGGTTACGAAATCTGCAGAAGAATTCACGACTGAGGAAGTCTTATCACTTGTAAAAAATGATGTCAAGACAGAAATCGACAAGTACATTGCAGAACATCCAAATGGCACGCAAGCAGAAGAATTGCCAGATTTAACCGTACTATACAATCTTGCTAAAATTTAGAAAGGACATATAAATGAGCTTAAACACAGAGAGAATGACCAAATTTGCCCAAGCAGTTGGTACTGATATCAAGGATATCAAGACGCAACTTGCTAACAAGGCAGACAAGTCAGAAGTTGGTCAAGGTGGCATCACGCAAGAGCAACTTAACACTGCTATCCAAGGCGTTAAAACAGCCATCTTGGGTGAGGGAGTACCAGAGGAATTGGACACTTTGAAAGAAATCGCTGATAAAATTAAAGCTGGCGAAAATCCAGACAGTGCGATTGTGTCTAAGATGACTGAACTTGGTCAGAAATTCACTGACTTGGAAAATACTGACTTTGTACAGATTTATAATTCTGCCAAAAACACCCTCTAAGGAGGTGAACTATGGAGAAATTAAAAGAAGCGATCCAACAGATCGGTCGTGATATCAGCAACATCGAAGGTCAACAAGCGTCTTTATTGCCACAGTCAAAGGCCTACGAACTCTTTCCGACCTATTCCACGCTGCAGGCGCAAATGACAAGCAACATCAAAGACAAGCATTTGGAACTTGGCTTGGATGCTCTGATTGATACCAAATTACAAAACGGTGGAGATCCGTTTGTTACACGGTCTAAAATCCCAACAGTGGACACAAGCCAACTCGTAAATAAGAACGAGTTCGAAGAACTAAAACAAAAAATTTCAGCCAACAACGCTGGAGGCAGTGCGAGCACAGAATTAAAGGGGCAAGGTTTCCCGTACGCTCTCAATGCTGACATCGGTACGATATACACCGATACAACAGCGAAAAACGGAGCATTCAAATGGATAAAGAAACGTGCTGGCGCTGGTCGTGATAACTGGGCCATTCTCGCTGGTGACACTGGAAATGTGCGAGCCAAAAACGTTTCTTCCGTGCTTGGTGCGTCTTACATGGATTTTAGACGTATCAATTCAACGGTCGAGATCAATTTTGGCGGTCTATCGTGGGGCTGGTTTGGTATCAAGCGCAGAGGTAGTGCTGGATATGTCCCACAGGGATCGGACCGTGAGCGTAACGTGGTTATCTTAAACCTTAACGGTATTCCGGTAGGTTTTCGTCCACTTGGGTCTAAAATTGGTATGATTACCAATGACAAGGGAATCCGTCTTGGCACTTGGTATCTAGGCGGGTCAGGCGACGGGAATCAATTTCGTTTACAATTTGACGACCCCGTCCCAACAGACCGAGATATCGGAGATATTCGCTTTTCAAGTATAGTATATGTCACAAATGACCCTTGGCCGGAAACTTTATAAAATGTTTTAACCCTCCCAAATTGGGAGGGCTTTTTTTGTTGTACAGTTTTGTTGACGTCAACAAAATGCTCTACAATGGGGTTTTCTCCTGAAACTAGTTCCAGAATAAAAAAACTTTAATTATTTTGATAAAAATACTTGACGAACGTTTAGTATAGTGATATAATTAAGACAAGATAAGGAAAGGGAGTTCAAAAGAACTCATAGGAAAAAAGACATGAAAATCAATGGTGAACAAGTGGTAACAGTAGGTGCAGGGATCAACATGAAAGATAAACTTGTCAAACTTGCTAACAGTAAAGGTTTCACAGAAAGAAATACAGGAATCTGGGTTGGTAAAGCGAACCTTGAAGAAAAAGGCCTTTATTCTTACGTTGATGGAACTAAAAAAGTGTTAGACATTGAAGATTTTGAAGGGTTCAACGAATTTGAAAAATTCGAATTTGTAGGCTTTTGCGGAAATGAAAATGTTTATCTTTATAAATAAATGAGGTTATCTATGCTTATTGATACCGACAAAGTAAAAGAAATTTTAATGGATAAAGAGATAACAGGTTATCAACTTTGGAAAAATACCGACGTTTCACAGCAAGCAATTTCCCGGCTACGGTCCGGAAAAAAGCGGTTTGAAGATTTGAGTTTAGAAACGATCATGAAAATCCAATCCTGGATAGATAATAAATAAAAGGCTGTTTGTACAGTCTTTTATTTGTTTCCGTTATAACGGCAATTTTTAAAAATGTCTATTATAACGAAAAAAGCCCTTGTAGGCTCACTTTCTCAATTATACGGGCAATAAATGAATACGGTTTGAATACGGTTTATTTTAATTATCCGGAATTATCTGATAGGTATTTTTTAAAAAATACCGTGTTTTTAATCTATTAGAAATTACTTCCTATATAATAGAAAGGATTTTTTATTTCTGATATAAAAATCCTCTTCCCGCTTTTTCCTTGATATGACTGACTTTCTAGCACCCTTTCACCCTTTGAATACGGGAATGAATACGGCTTTTTCAAAGTTGCATAAATTCCATTAATTGATTAACAGTATTGATCCGCTGGGTATCGTTTAAGTGAGTGTATAGATCTAGTGTAGTTTGAATATTAGTATGCCCTAACCGGTCCGAAATTGCTTTGGCTTCTATACCCGCCTCAAAAAGTAACGAAGCGTGAGTATGTCTGAAGCCGTGGACCGTAATTTCTTTCAGTTCCGGGTGGTGGCCGTAAAATGTTTTTAGGGTGTTATTTATCGTTTTCAAACGCGTCCATTCTTGGGCGTGATTGGTGAAAACAAAGTTATCATCATGTGAATACACCTTCCCGGCTTTTAGATAGTCTTTCTTTTGTTGTAGCTTCCATGCCTTCAAAACCTTTGCGGTATCATTGTCAATCTGTATAATACGCTTGCTTGTTTTGGTTTTTGGCGATTGTAAAACTTGCTTACCGTCCAATAGTACAGCCGTATGATTGACCGTGATTGTTTTATTTTCAAGATCTATTTCTTTCCATTTCAAGGCCAAAGCTTCACCCTTCCTTAAACCGGTAAAAGCGATAGTATGATAAAACACATGGAACGCGTCCGAATATTCTTTGGCTAATTTTAGAAATTCAGATAATTCTTGTTTAGTGTAATGATTATTCTTATTTTTGGTTTGCTTGCTTTTTGGCCGTATCACTTTATCAAGCGGATTCGTTTTTATGATATCCATTGACACGGCATATTTTAATACACGGTTAATAATTGATAGGTAATTGTGATATAGAATATATCGCTTACTTAATTCAATAGTGATTTTTTGACAGAAAACCACCGTCATTTTATTAATTTTTAAATCGTGAATGTGATTTTTTATAAGGGTATCCAATTTGATTTTTAGGTTTTTAGCGGTTGTAGGTTTAACAGTAGTTTGATAACTTTCAAACCATAGGGAAGCTATACTTTCAAAAGTAGGATCGTTTGGCTTTTCAGAAGGTAAGCCGTATTCTTCCACATTTAAAAGTAAGTTTCTTTCCGCTTGTTTGGCTTCCTTGATAGTTTTGAAACCCCGGCGCGTGGTCCTTCTTTCCTTTCCAGTCAAAGGATCCACTCCTAAATAAGTTTGAAACAAATAACGGGTTTCACCGTCTTTTAAATTGTATTTTTTAATCATGTCTTTCCTTTCTTCTGATAGCTTGCCCGCATAGTTGAGAAAGTGAAAAGAAAATGTTAAAATACAAGTGTATTTTTTTTATGTCTTTCCTTCCCGGTTTAAAACTGGGAAGGTTTTTTTATTTGTACAAAAGTTCTATTAATTCTATCCCTTGATCCGAAAAAATCCCTGAATCAATTAACTTCTGCTTGCTATCTTTTAAATATTCCAGGTTATCCAACCTTTTAGAGATTTCTAACTGTTCGGAATAATAACGCTTAATAAAATTACTTTCTTCACCTTCTAAACCTTTATACATTTCTTCAATGGATCCAGCCAAAGCCCTAACTTCATTGTTTTCTGGGAAAGCTTCACACAAAGGCGCTAATTTAGAAAGATTGTCTAAAGTATTTTTTAATGAATCTGAATAGATTTCAAGATCTGAAGTAGTCATTAATGGAACAGAATATTTTTCTATTTCCTTCAATGCTTCACTTGCTTTTGAAAGTTGATCAGTTTTTACCCTTTTCTTTTCAACTATCTTTATATTGCCGTCTGAATCTGCTTTTAAGAATAAAGCAGTTAAGGCACAATATAGACCAACGAAGAAAGGTATTACCGTCCAGAAGAAACATAGGGATAAAACCCCTTTTTTCTTTTGGCCTGAATAGAAGTATTGCGCCCCGAAAACACCAAAGAATATAGCTAAAATAATGTATATTTTTTTATTGCAAGTATATTCTTTGGCTTCAATCTTATAGAAGCTGTACCCTACTAGTTCAGGGTCCGGCGCCGTTCGCTTGGTATTATTACGGCTTCCATTTTTCAATGGTTTTAAAGGGTCAACCGTTACTTTATGATAGACTTTGTTATAAATAGCCTTTTCAGGGTTTTTAATATATCCCATTCCCTTTTTACCGTATAAAGGATTTACTGATCTTTTTAAAGTTCTATTCAACCTTCCGGTTGTCCTAGCCTTTAAACTCTTTTTTAGGCTGGGTGTTCTAACTCCAATTTTCATTTTAAACTCCTTGTTTAGATTAAAGCCTGGTATTCTTCCTTCACCATGATTTCATCCGTTACCGTGGTAAGGTGGTAAAATTCCATGAATTTTATATAGTTAAAATCCGCCTTATTCTCTAATTGAGAAAGGGCGTCTTTTAATAGGTGGTGGATCATGTTTCTGTTCGCTTCATTCTCACAGCGTACCCTAGCATTATTATATTCCGCGGTGCTATGGTCCAGATGGCCCAATTCGTGAAGTAATACCTTCATCCTTTCCTTTTTGTCTAGTTTGTCAGAAATAAAGGCCGTTTTAGTGATAGGATCATAAAAACCAACTTCATCCGGCAATAAATCACCGTTAAAAGTATGTATAGTAATATCGTGATCCTTTAAAATTTCTTTTTCAGTCAAGGTTTAATACCTCTAATCATTCGTTTCCTTCAAATAGGCTTCTATTATGGATTGAATGATTTTTTTCTTTTCTTCAGTTAATTCCCGACCACTGAACAGCATGACGCTATTAGAAATTTCTTCTACGTTTATTGTCGGGGTTTTATCTATTTGATCACTAGAAGCATGATTAAGGTTTTCCGAACGCCCTAATAAGTAATCAGTTGAAACGCCGAAATAATCGGCTATTTTGGCTATGTGTTCTGCTGAAGGGGCTTTTTTATTTTTCAAGCTATAAAGATAGTTTGTACTAAAGCCTAGATCTTCGGCAATCTTTTGCAAGCTAATTCCTTGTTTTTTAGCTAACATTTTTATTTTTTCGAATGTCTCGAACATTGATTTATCAACCTTTCTGAAGGATTGACAAAAAATATTTATATTTTCGTGTAAAAAAGCTTGACAAATTTTACACGAAAGTATAAAATAGTTTTTGTAAGTGAGAAACAACTAAAAAAACAACTAAAAAAACAACTAAAAAAACAACTAAAAAAACAAACAATAAAATAAGTTTTGGCGAACCGTTTTATTCAATTTGTTAGTGTTTTTGTTATGCCTACATTTTACACAAACGTATAAAATAAGTCAAGAGATAACATAAAAAAATAGTTGAAATTTTAGTTGCTTTCTTCTTACAAAATAAATGAAGAAAGGAAAATGATATATGCCAGATATTGACGTAGGACGGAAAAAAGTAGTTTCATTCCTGGAAGCGAATAATATCAAGAAAAGCGATTTGGCTTCAGTTTATGGGCGGGACCGCCAGGAAGTAACAAATATTCTAAGCGGTTCGACCCGTGGGCCAAAAGCAAATAAGTTTATTTTGCAAGTGATCGCCGATTACAATATCGACTAACGCACGAAAAAAGCGCCCAATAGAAATTGAACGCTTTGGAAATTTAACTACTTACATTATAACACAACTAAGCTTGCCCGCATAGTTGAGGGGGTGAAAATGGAAAATATAAGTTTACCGCCTTTGTTAAATGACGAAATAGCAAAGATGGCTATTAAAGAACTTCTTCAATTTGCTAAAGAAGAAGTAAAAAGAGAATTGGAATCAGAACGGCTACCAATTAACCAAAAAGACCTTTGTAAAAGATTTGGCTTTGACCACGGTTACATTAAGAAATTAAGACGCCGGGGGCTAAAGTTCAGAAAGCAAGGGCGGGAGAAAATGTACGATCTGAAAGATGTATATGAGATTTTAGAACAAGAAAAGGAAATTGAAAAATGTTAGAACCAAGTTTAACCAGTCAAGTGGCCGGAGTGCTACTAGTTTCAGGAATTTCTTTCACAGCCGGTTTTATTTCCGCCGTGGTAGATTACCGAAAAGCAGAACGTAGAAAGAAACAAGCTAACAAGATAGCTGAATTACAAACCCTTTGGGAAGATGAAATCAAGGCACACGATCAGAAAGTTATTGAAGAATATAACGCCCAAATGGCGCTGTTAAGAAAAACTTCAGTTTCTGATAATGATTGGGGAATGGCTGAAGTTCTTTAAAAGAAAGGAATAAAAAATGGCTACTTTATACGAATTAACAGGCCAATATTTGGACATTTACAATTTAGAAATTGATGATGAAACTAAATTAGACACAATCGAAAGTCTGGGACTTAATGAAGAAATCGAGGCCAAGGCGGAAAATTACGCTAAATTGATCCGCAACCTTGAAGCTGATAAGCAGATTTACAAGGAAGAAGAACAGCGATTTAAAGAAAAGAAAGAAAGAACTGACAAAAAAATTGAACGCTTGAAACGTGACTTACAAGCTTCAATGGAAATCACCGGAAAAACGAAAATCAAAGGTGAACTATTCACTATTTCGGTTCAAAATTCAAAAGCCAGTGTCGTAGTGGATGAAAAAACCTTACTAAAGAAATATTGGACCAAGAAAGTGACGGAATCACCGAATAAGAAAAAGCTTTATGAACTCCTAAGCGCTGGTGAAAAAATCAAAGGCGCTACGCTTCAGGAAAACCGTAGCTTACGGATCAAGTAAATGAAAATTTTAAGTATTGATCCATCATCAAATAAGGCTGAAGATAGCACTTCCGGGATTGTTTACCTTAACAATGCCAGACTAATTAACCATTGGATAGTTCCAAAGGGTTTACCAGCTATCAAACAATGGTTTGATGAAATAGGTTATGAATTACAACCGGACGTAGTAATAATTGAAAAATTTGAAGCGCGTGACAATGACGCTTCCAAAGACAATTCAGTTTTAGAAACTATTGCTTATTTCCAATTATTCTTCCCGGAAGCAATTTTACAAAGAAATGCCGGGTATCAATCGGATATACCAAATGAATTGTTAAAGGCCCTTGGTTTGTGGAAGTTTAATAAAAGTCACCATCAAGACGCTAGAGCGTCCGCCCGTCTGGGGCTATTCTGGGCCGTAAGAAATGACATTGAAGAAGTTATTTCTGATATCGGAAAGGTGGTATTAGAGAATAGTAATTGAACTTAAAAAATGGCAAAAAGAAGCCGTAAAACGTAGCGATAGACTAACAAACGGGATCTTTTTAGAAGCCCTGGGGGGGCGTGGCAAAACAATTTGCGCCCTGGAAATCTGCAAACACAAGAAAGCTAAAAAAGTTTTAATCTTAAACAACCGCTTATCCATCCTTGATGGTTGGAAAGAAACGGTTAAGAGGTTCAACTATTCGGATAATTGCGATTTTGAAATTATGACGGATAGGACTTTACAAAATAAGGTTAAAAAAGAGCTTGAAATAGCTTGCGACGTCCTGATAATAGATGAATGGCAGAATATGTCAAGTGACAAATTGAGCGCCTTGTATCGCAAAATAAAGCGTAAATACACTATCGGGCTATCTGCTACGCCTATCAGAAAAAAGGGCCAAAATTTCTACCCTTTGGAAAAAACAATTTTCGGTTATGCTACGCCTAACCAGAAATTTGAATGGCAGAAAGCACATGGCCAAATGATTTACGATCCGTTTTCTTACTCAAAAGAAAAATGGAAAGATTTTAGAAACTATGAAAGCTACGTTAAAAATCTCCCTAACTTCTTCCGCTGGGAAGAAATAGAAGAAATTGAACAAGCTACGGAAAACAATGGCTATAAAACCAGGTTTTATAAAAACACCTTGGAAGTTGGAAACCCGGAACTATTGAAGAAATTCAGAAAGCTGAATTTAGTTACGGTTGACGGAAAAACCGCAATAGCTAAACAATCATTCGGACGGGCTACCTTTGAACGGTACCTAAGCCAGACCGGGGTTGAAGTTGATTTCCCAAAGCTGAAACCAATAAACCAGGATACACCACTATTAAAAACCCTTGACGGCCTAATAGATCGGACGCCTGAAGATATGCTCATCGTGAGTAAGTCTAAACAGGTTGTTAATGTGATCCATGACCGACACCCTGAAATTGGAATATGGACCGGTGACCGACAAGAAGGCCTAGAAAGAAAAGTAGTAGTTGCTACTAGTCAAGTCCTGGGCGTCGGAGTGGACGGCTTACAACACAAATACAAGACTATTGTAGTGCTTGACCCGGTAAGTGAAGAATCCGGGGAGTATGACGATTACAGGCAATTACTTTGGCGGATCACAGGGAGCCGGCAACAAAATGATGTAAATGTCATAGAGTTTTATTTTAAGGATGGATGAAATGAATATTGAAACTATTGTATTCAGTACACTAATTTTTATGGTAGGTTTCCTATTAGGGGAACGCTCAACAAAAGAAAAGAAAGATAATGAGGATTTAAACAATGACTAAAGTAACAGCTAAATATTATGTATTCCGTGATAAAGAACAAGGCGAATTTTTGGAAAGCTACAAAGACCGCGGATGTCTAGCCTTTCGAAATTCTTACACTGACAAAATTCAAAACGCCTTGACAATGAGTGAAGAAGGCTATGAACAACAAAAGAAAGAAATGAAAAACCTTGCTAAAGCCTTTGGTGCTGAAATTATTGAAGTGAACGCAACTTTTGAATTAAGTTACCCGAACGGTGATGAAGTTCGCGAAATTGAAAACAAAGAAGATCACGACGAATTTAAAAGTTTGTTAAAAACGATTTTGTCTAAAAGCATTTTAGGAAATGGTGAAGAAAATGACTTTTAAACTACCTGAAAATAAACCACAGATACCAAAGGACACGCCCCGCAATTTCTTTTTCTACGGTGAAACCATGTCGGGGAAGAGCTACCTAGCTAACGAGTTTCCAGCTCCTATCATTTTAAATACAGATGGTAACGCCGAAGCGAACACCGTACCAAGTATTCAACTTGTGAATGAAAAGGACGAAAACGGGCGAATTACTAAAAGTGTTATCGCCCAAATTGGCGAAATTCTTTTGGCCTTGCAAACTCAAAAACACACTTATAAAACCGTGGTAGTGGATGTTATTGATGATGTAATTGAAATGATTAAAATCGCGGTATGTGATGAATTGACACCGGCAGGAAAACCACGGGTTAAATCCTTGTCAGAAATTCCATACGGCAAAGGCTACGACTTTTTCAACCAAGCTATCACAGAAATGGTAATTGACCTGAAGGCCCTTCCTATGAATGTCATTTATATCAGCCGTCAAGTGTCTGAATATGATGATAATGGAAACGCGACCAAGGACAAGCCAAGCCTAAAAGATAAGTATGTAAACCTAATCAATGGTAATTCAGATTTGATGATCCACACCGAAAAAGTAGGAAATAACTACAATAGGGAAGTGGAACGCAAGCGCAAGAAATACTATATGGACCAGGTTGATGATAAAGAAATCTTGAAAATCTTGTCAACAATCCGCGGGGCTTTGGAACCAGGAAAAGCACCAAGCAAGCCGGCACCAGCTAAAAAGGAAGAAGTTAAACAGGAAGCCCAAAAGGCACCTAAACCACAGAAACAAGAAGAAGTTTCTGAAGATGATCTTTTCTAAAGGAGAAAAAAATGAAAATTAAATTTTTTGAAACTTATACTATAACAGATGATACGGAGAGATTTGAAAAGGAAGTTAATGACTTCATGGAAAATAATGAAATTATTGATGTCAAACAATCTTATATAAAAGATAGATTTGGCGAATCGTATTTCATTATCACGGTTTTATACAAATAATTTAAAAAATAGAAAGAATTAAAAGAGGAATTTAATAATGAGTTTACTAGACATTGCACAATCAATCAAAAAAGAAGGGTTTGATCCACGTAAAGACAGCGCAAACGGTCCGGCACCGCTTCCAGCTGGTAAGTACCAAGCTATTCTTGAATCGGTACAATTTAACGTAGCTGAAAGCGGATGGGAAAGCCTACAATATCGCTTTAAAATCCGCGGTGGTGATTATGATGGCCGGACTGAATTTGTTTCATTCGGTACCCTGGACACTTGGAATGGTAAAGATATTGGTTGGTCCGTAGAACGTACTATCAAGTTCTTTCAGAAAGCTTTGGCCTTTGCGGATGACGCGCCTTTGAAGTCTGATTTTGATGATGGTAAGGCCCTGGAAGAAGCCCTTAAACGTAAAGCAGTAGGAACCTACTATACCTTGGAAATCATTGAAACAGAAAGCAAGGGTAAAACTTACCGCAACTATGATCTTGATGAAGCTGAAGGGCTACCAAATACAAGCGCTATTGAAATCAATGAAGATGATCTACCATTCTAAACTTTAGGAGTAAATAGGAATGGCTAGCATGAAGGACTACGCTTTACAATATCAAAAGTTAGGCTTTGCCGTCATTCCTATCAACCCTAAAAATAAAAGGCCTATGATAGAGTTTGCGGACAAGCCCAAAATGACAGCGGAAGAAATAGCGGACTTTTGGGACCAGCACCCGAACGCTAACATAGCTTTAAGAACTACTAATTTCTTTGTGATTGATATTGATAAGCATGGAAAAGAAAACGGGTTTGAATCACTCAAACGCTGGAATTATTTGAACTTGATTGAACCAACCTTACAGGCTAAAACCGCTAGCGGTGGGAAGCATTTATTCTATTTCAAGCGGGATGATTGCCCAATTAGTCAAATGATCGGTTTTCTCCCTGGTGTGGATATAAAAGCCCACGAAAATAATTATGTTTTGGTGGCCCCATCCGCGACTGAAAAGGGTCAATATGAATGGGATTTGGAGAAATCAAGTGAAGGCGGGACCATGGTAACACCTTCTAAAGAATTGATCCAAGCAATCAAGAAAACTTACCAGGAAGCACACGGTTACACTTCGGAAGGCCTTAAAAGCTTAAAAGAAAGAAGTTTGACCCGTGACCGGAACCAGACCACAGATTTATTTGAAACTATCGCGGTAGGTTTTGGGGATGAAGGCGGACGGAATGACAAACTAGCTAAATTTGTAGGTGGTCTACTATTCCGGGCCGTGGACGATGAATATGTTCTTAAACTTGCAGAAATCGCAAACGGAAATAGTATAAACCCTTTACCTGAAATAGAGGTAAGGCGGACGGTGGAAAGTATGATCAAGAAAGATAGAAGGGGGTGAGAATAATTGGTAATGTCGTAAGTATTGACAAAAACCCTAAATTAGTTTTAACGGCGAATGGCGACATAAAAAGCACTAGCCCGGCTAACGTGGTGATGTCTTTAAAAGCAGATGAACAACTAGGGCAGTATTTAAGGCGTAATGACTTTTCACAGGAGTATGAACTTACGCAAGAAATACGCCTTGGAAATACCACGTTTCAAGCTGGGGAGTTACCCGCTAGTTTTATAAGTGTTCTTACAGTTTACTTTGAAAATAATTTAGGGGTTGTTTATTCGCCCAACGCGATGAAAGCCGGCCTTGAAACCTTCTTTTCTAAACGGTCCTACAATC